GCGTATCGGATCGTCACTGCCCTCCGGCGGCGGTGCCAGCACCTCCTCCCGGAAGCTGCTCTGCGTTTCGTCCTCCTTCTGCGACAACCCGCGCAGGCGCTCCTGCACAAGCTCCTCCAGCGCGCCAACCGTCCGATCCCGCAGATCGGGACGGTTTGCCAGCAGGTCGCGGACAAAGTGCCGCTCGGCTTCCGCGCAGGTCATCCCCTCTGTGCGCGGACGCGGATCATACCCGTCCGGCAACAGAGCCGCGTCCTGCTCCAGCACGCGCAGGCGGGCAACGCAAACGTCGCGGAAATCCTCATACCCGGAGCCGGCGCCCGTCAGAACCGTCATTGCCCCCGATGCGCTCGCCTCCCCTGCGGCGAAGTCAGCCAAGCCCTGCGCCGCGCGGGCGCGACCATTGATGAAGAAAGCACTGTAAAGGGAAAATCCATCACAAAAGCAGACCTCTATGACCTGGGCCTGATCGGCCCGAACAGCGTGGAAAAGCGCAAAGCGCTGTGCAAAAGGCTGGAGTTGCCGGAGCATTTGAGCGCAAATGCGCTGGTGGAGGTGCTCAATTTGCTGATGAGCAGGGAAGAGCTTGAAAAGCTCTTCCAATGAAGAGCGAAATTATCCCTGCGTGCCAGCAGGGAACGGGGCAAAGGGGGCTGTTCTCTTTCACAAAAGAGAACAGCCCCCTTTAAATCCCCCAAGAGAAAGGTTTTGACATTGCGAGATTGGGGCTTGAAGAGGTGCACAGCCTGCGGAATCGGGAGCCTGCGTGGCAGCATCGCATCGCTCGCTGCCATTGGCGCTGCGATACGACTTGCCTCTGCTCCTATTATCCGCTGCCGCTCTGCTGATCTCGTTTTGGTACAGCCTAATCACCGTCTACCGATAGTGCGTATATTGCGGCGAGCGCCAGCAATGCCGCCTTGGCAGGCAATGGCAAGTTTGTACAAATCTGAAGTAGTCGGAAATTGCGTAAGGGTAACGAATCGCAGGCAAAGCGACAGCGAAAATAGAAGTAGGCCAAATCGTATAGAAGAACTAAACGCGGCAACGCCGCGCGCAGGTATTTCCATTCCAGAGGCATAAAGGTCATTCGAGTCCGCGACTGCCAATCTAACGCCTTTCTCTTGGGGTTCCAAAGGGGATATTCTCTTTCGTGAAAGAGAATATCCCCTTTGTCCCGCACCCCTGCGCGGCCGCAGGGAATCTGCAAGCATATTATGCTTGCAATAACTCCCAATACGGGATATAATATTTCATTATCGAAAAAAATCCCGCAGAGCCTTGATTTTTCAGCGCTCGGCGGGATTTTTGTTACTAATTTGTTACTAACGCGATACTAACGGATTATAATTGTGCATTCGGTAAAAGAAAATTTTGCGCATAAAAATCAAGCGATCTTCTGGACGGCGGCGCGCAGGACGGCGATCGTCTCATGCGTGTAGTGAGCCGTAATATCGCTGCGGGTGGAGTGCCCCATAAGCCACTTGACGGTGAGCTCGTCGACATTGGCCGTGTGCAGCAGTGTTGCAAAGGTGTGACGGCACCAGTGTGGCGTCGCGTTCGGAATGCCGATTTTTTTCATCAGTGCGGAAAAATAGGCACGGTAACGGTCGGAATCAACGGCAGCACCGTTCTCGTCGCAGATGATCGTGTCACCATTGCGGGAGAGCCAGCGGTCGAGATAGGGGCGAATCTTCGGGTGAATGGGAACAATGCGGTTTCGCCCGGCCTCGGTCTTCAAGCCGCCTTGCAGGTAGCCGCCATCCTCGGGGTGATAGGAAAAGCGGGTGAGCGTCAAAAACTCGGTAATGCGGAAGCCTGTATAGCAGAGGATCAATACGGTATCGGCCCAGGGCTCGCCGGAGGCAGCGAGCTTTTCGAGGCTCTTGAGCTGCGTATCGGTCAGCGCGCCGCGCGGATTCTTTAAGTCGACGGACGGTACATCAAGATACTGCGAGTAGTCCTTGCCGAGGATATCACGCTCCATCGAGTAAGAGCACAACTGCTTAATCAGAGACGCGACGTTATTGATCGTGCTTTGCGAGCGACCGGCCGCCTCGCGTTCGTCGAGAAGATGTTGCCAGTCATCCAGAGTGATGGAGCGAATTTTTCGATCTGCGTACCGGCTGACGCATTTATTCCACGCGGAATTGTGCGCGGCGATGCTCTTCGGATTCAGTTTGCGATAAGTGCGGGCATTCCAGCCGTCGAAGACCTGCTGCAAGGTGGCGTTCATGCGGTCGGCGGTGGGGGCCTTGCCTTCGAGGCGGTTGCGGTTGTACTCGTCGAGCGCGGCCTGGGCGTCGGCGGCTTTTTCGTGGTAAGATAGGGCGCGCTGGACAATGTGTCCGTATTCATCGCGCGCGGAGACGCGGACCATATAGGGGCGGCGGCGATTGCCGGATAGCTTGACGACCGAGCCGCTGCCGTTTGCACGTTTCATATAGCAGCACCTCCTTTTGCCGGGAAACATTACAGGTGGAACGGCGGGGCAGAATGGTATATACTGTTCTGCGGCGCCGAATACAATCATCGGGAGCTTCTGAGGGAAAGAGAGGTCACAATGTTTGACCGACTTGATCGAGAGATTCTTGCAAAGTTCCGCGAGCTTACCCCTGAGAATCAGGAAGCTATTCTTGCTTACTTAGTAGAAGTTCTATTTGGGCCAGCAACATCTTCTTCTGATCGTCGGTAAGCCGGCGAACCAATTCCATCAAGCGCGCTTCCAATGGGGAAAGGCCGTCGACCTTCGGGTCGGCGGTTTTTTCTATCCCGCTGCCGTTAAGCAGATATTCAGGGCTCACCAAAAGGATTGAGGCCAGCGGGGCAAGAACATCCAAGGGCATTTTTTCAATATCGCCATTTTCGTATCTATAAATTGTAGAAGGAGAGCAGCCGAGCTTGTCGGCGACATATTCCGCCGAGAAACCAAGTTGTTTTCGGCGGGACTTCATGCGTTCTCCGGTAGTCATATGCATCACCTCAGGGACTATAATAATCGCAAATTCGCAAAAGCGCAAGTACAAATTTGCGAAAATGCGAAAATAATGCTTGACTTGCGGAAATGCGAGTGGTATAAAAGAAAATAGAAACTCGCATTTATGCAAGAAAGGAGTGCAAAGAATGAAGACTAACGTCAAAGAGTTAGTGGATATGATGAAGTCAAAGGGCATCGGTGTGCCCGAATTGGCTCAGAAAATTGGGGTTGACGCCTCGACGCTGTACAGGAAACTGGGGGCTGGTGGTGAGAAATTCACCATCGGCGAGGTCCATCGTATGATGGAAGCCATTCCGCTGTCGAACGAGGACGCCAACCGCATTTTTTTATCCATTAACTCGCATTATTGCGAGAAAGGAGCGTGAAGGGAATGCAAACTTTGAAGATGGCGACGACGTGGGATGTTTACCACGGGGCAACGCCGGAAATCGAGGCGACGGTGCGCAGCGAGGAAGCCTTTGAGGCGCTGCGACAAGCCATTAAAAAAATGAGCCGCCAGCGGGTCAGGCATGGCGGCTCGAGGATCGAGTATCACATCAGATTAGTCGAGTGAAAGGAGAACACCATGCCAAGACGAGTGACGGCGGACGTGCCGAGCGAGGGCGACATCCGGCGCTATAACAACGTGCCGGTGGAGCTGGCGGCGAAGTTCATCGGGTGGTCGGACGTGACGATCCGATACGCCCTACAGGAAGAGCGCGCGCCGTTCGGCATTGCGGCGCAGAACCCGAAGACGGGCACGTGGGCCTACAACATCAGCCCAGGGCTACTCATCAAATACAAGAACGGAGAGCTGCAAGCCTACAAGCTCAAGGACCTGTCGCAAATGTTGGCCGACCACGCAGAGCGGATCATCGAAACACGCGTGGGCACGGTGAGTCAGGCAATCGGAAAAATTTTAGGAGGATGCACGACATGAAAAAGAATCGCACAAGAGAAGAAAGAGCGCTGCGCTACGCGGCGGCGCTGCTGCGGCTGACGGTGCTGCTGTGGATCGCGGTACTGCTGCTATGCCTGCTGGAGCCGGGGTGCCTGGCGATGGACGCAGCGGCCGCGGCGGCGGAGACCGATCCGACGGTCACGTGGCTGGCGGCGGTGGGCGCCGGATGGCTGACGTGGCGCGGAATGGTGCTTGTCCTGAAGCTGGACGAGCCGGGGAGAAAGAGAACGCGCCGCAGATGATGGACGACAAGCGATTTATCGCACCGCAGACGCGGCCGACGCTGTGCTGGTCGTGCGCGCGGGCGTGCGGCGGCTGCTCGTGGACGGCACGAGACCCGAAGACGCACGCGATCCGCTTCGAGCCCGTGAATGGCTGGGAGGCGGAGAAAACGACGATCAACGGCTCAAAGAGCGAGCACGGCGAGAAGTGCTACCGCTACACGACCGACAGTTATCGCGTCGTGCGCTGCCCGCTGTACGTGCCGGACCGGCGGACGAGAGCCAAAAGCGCCATGCCGGAATGGGCCATGCAGGCCGCGAACGCATGAAAAAGGCGGCTGACCGATGGCACCGGTCAACCGCCGCGAAGAAAAACACACATGAAAGGAGATTTTCTTCCCCGCCATTATAGCATGCGGCGGGGAAGAAGTGCAAGGGAAATGAGCGTGATTCAAGACGCCATTGCCGCCATTGAGGGCCAGCAGCCGAAAGAGCGCTCGGCGGTGTGGATGGTGGGCGAGCAGCTGAAAGATATGGTCCGCGGCAACGAGGCCGCGGCGGCACTGCTGCTGACAGACCTGACGCAGAACAAGGAGATGACGCTCGCGGCGGCAGAGAAGAAAATCGCCGAGCGAGCAAAGAAGAACAAGGTCGGCAACTGCGGGTGCGTGACGCCGGCGGAGGCGGAGGACATTCTGCGCGAGTTCTTCGGTCTGCCGGAGCGCGGCACAGCCGCAGCGCCGCAGACGGAGAGGCGCAAGGTCGTGGACCTTGCGGACTTTTTATGAGCCGCCGCACAGACGCCGGATGGGAGAATCTGGCGGACAAGCTGCCGTTCCAGCCATGCGGAGACCTGCAAAACGACGTGCTGGAAGATATCTACGACAACGACATGCTCGGGACAGGGATAATGCTTTACAGCCGTGAGAGCGTGGAGACTGCGGATCCTATTGCGCAGATCATGGACGCAGAAGACTGGGGCCGCTGGGAGAAGTCTCGGAAGCGCCGCTGGGGCGCGCGCTGCACCTGCTCAGCCTGCGGAGAAGAGTTTTTTGCGGGCTATGTCAGCGACAGCGGTACGAGTGGCATTGTCCTGCGGCAGGGCGAGGACGGGCAGATTTATGACGGCTACGTCGACAAGGGAGACGACGATGCGCAAATCTTCTTTGACGACGAGACGATCGTTTGCCCGCGCTGCTACCAGAGCGTGGTCGTGACGCGGCGGAGCGAGCTGCGGCAAGGGCGCACGCTTCAAGCGTTGCAAGCCGAAACGCTGAACATTGACGGATATCTCGCGGTGCTCTATTGGATGGTGGCGCGGTATCAGGACAACACGGGAACAGACGTCGCGACGTTCTCGCCGCACGCGGCGCTGATCGTGGACCGCTGCGGCGTGCTGCGGCGCTTCCGCGCGGTGCGCCACAGTAACGAGGCGCGTGACGTAACGTGGACACCCTGCAAGCAGAGCTGCGACCCGATGCAGCAGCCCTATTACTGCCACGGCGCCGTGAACGGACGGCAGGTCGGCGGCTGGGTATGCGACTACGGCCCAGAGCTCGGCGGAACGACGGGCGAGAAGACGGCACTGGACAAATACATCGGCGCGGGCGGAACCTGGCCGGGGGCGTATCTGCACGTCTGGCGCAAGCACCCGCAGGTGGAAAACCTGATGCGGCAGGGGTTCGGCGATGCGGTGACGCAGACCATTGACAACTATCTGAACATGTGCGGCAACTATTCCATGCTGCGCGACGCACCAAATATTCCGTGGGTCGATTGGAGTGAGACGAAGCCGCACCGAATGCTCGGCATGAGCAAGGAAGCCTTCCGCGAGCTGCGCGGGAAGCATTGGAGCGAAGGCACCGCGCGGTGCTGGGCGAGCTACCGAATGCTTGTAAAGAACGCGGACGCGCTGCAATTCGCGCAGGAGGTCGGCAAGCTCGGCCTGAACGACATGGAAAAATTGCTGGGCGCCTATCGGGCCGTCGAGACCGATCTGCACCCGACGCATGTGGTGAAATACCTTGAAAAGCAAAAGCGGCTGAAAGGCGGCGTGCAACTGCTGCTCGATTACCGGCGCGTGCTGCGGGCGCTGTGGCTGGCGGACCAGAACGAAACGCTGTGGCCGCGCGACCTGCAAGCGGCGCACGACCGTGTAATGGAGATGTACGCGGCGCACGAGGGCGTGAAGTACTACTCGGCGGATTTTACGCCGGTCTACATCCGGCTCAAGGCGCTGGAATGGACGGACGGCGAACTCTGCATCCGCATCCCACAGGAGGAGCGGGAGCTGATCGACGAGGGAAAAACCCTGCGTCACTGCGTGGGCACCTACGGCAGGACACATTGCAGCGGCAAGCCGATCTTCTTTGTGCGGCACTACCGCAGGCCAGAGCGCAGCTATTACACGCTGAACATCGACCTGACGCGGGCGATGCCGAAGGAGATCCAGCTGCACGGCTACGGCAACGAACGCCACGGCGAGCGCAAGCAGTATGAGCACGGCATCCCGAAAAAGGTGCGCGACTTCTGCGACAGATGGGAGCGCGAGGTGCTGACGCCGTGGTTCATGGAGGAACAACGCAAAAAGTTCGCTGAAACGAACAAAGTGGACAAGAAAGCGAGGAAAGGCGCATGAGCGAAACAATGGAAATGGCCGTGGCCGGTGAGGTGCGCAGCATCACCGCCATCACGGACGAGATCATTTTTTACAAAAATGTCGGTGGACAGGCCGTCATCGAGATCGGCAAGCGGCTGATCGAGGCAAAAGCACAGCTCAAACACGGGGAATGGCTGCCGTGGCTGAGCGAAAAAGTGGAGTTTTCGGAGACGAGCGCGCAGCGATTTATGCAGCTTGCAAGGGAGTACGGAAATACCTCACTGGTGGGGGATTTGGGAACCTCGAAAGCCTTGGTATTACTGGCTTTGCCGGCATCTGAGCGAGAGAATTTTGCGAGCGAAAAACACGTTGTCAACGGGGAAGAAAAAAGCGTCGCCGAGATGAGCAAACGCGAGCTCGAAGAGGCCGTCCGGCAGCGCAAGATCGCAGAGGCGGAACGCAACGAGGCGCGGCGCGCACTCGAAGCGCAGCGCAAGGAAACGGAAGAAGCGAACGCGAAGGTGCAGGCGGCGCAGGACGCGGCGGACGCCGCCCGCGCCGAGGTGGAAAACGCGCAGGGAACGGCGCTGGCCGCGCAGGAGCGCGCGGCGGAGCTGGAACGGGAATTGAAAGCGCTGCGCGAGAAGCCCGTGGACGTGGCGGTGCAGACCGTGGACGCGAGCGAGGAACAGATCGCGGCGGCGGTGGCGGAAGTGAAGAAGGACGCGGAAGCGGAGAAGACAGAGGCGCTCGGCAAGAAGGCCGAGGAGCTGAAAAAAGCGAAGGACGAGCTGAAAAAGGCGAAGGCCGAGATGGCGGCCGCGGCGGAGGCGCTGAAAAAGGCCGAGGACGAGCGCGCGGCCCTGCGCGAGACACTGGAAAAGGCGAAGAAGAGCGCGGCGGCCATGGACAACAAGGCGCTCGCGGAATTCAGCGTGCTGTTCCGGCAGGCGCAGGAAACCGTGAACCGCATGACGGAGATCGTAGACGAGCTGGACGAGGAAAGCCGGCCGAAGATCTACCGCGCGCTGGGCGCGCTGCGGGACATGATCGCCGAAAAGGCAGGTGAGGGCGCGTGAAGCGCAGCGACTATCTGAAACTCTGCGTGAGCGCGGCGATGCTCACCTATCGCAAGCCGAAGGTGCTGTACGCCGGGATCGAATATTACCCCGAGGGCTATGAGCTGCGATTCGACAAGAGCGGCAAGGCGGTACATAGAGCGATCCTGCGGGATGCGAGCAAGCACAACTGCCTTTTCTACTGCCCGCTGGGGAAGGTGCAGGAGGTGGAGGCGGATGCTGATTAACAACAACCGCACATGCCGCTTGAAGCTCCGGCGGGGCGAGGTCATAGACATCCTTATTGCGCTTGCAAACTGCTACGATGCCGGGGAGAAATGGAAATTGCTGCACGATGAAGTTAAAAGGCAGTTCGACGAGCAGGAGGCGAAAGGAGATGCTTGAAGTATGCCCGATGACGTTGAAAGAGGCGAATGCCTATGTCGAGCAGCATCACCGACACCACAAGCCGGTCGTAGGACACAAGTTTTCAATCGGTTGCTCTGACGGTGAGAAAATCGTTGGTGTCGCCATCGTCGGAAGGCCTGTCGCGCGTCACCTTGACGACGGATGGACGCTCGAGGTCAACCGTCTTTGCACGGATGGGACGCGGAATGCCTGCTCGATGCTGTACGCCGCTGCGTGGCGCGCAGCTCGGGCGATGGGCTACAAGCGGCTTGTGACCTACATCCTTGAAAGCGAAAGCGGCGTGAGCCTCAAGGCGGCGGGGTGGAAATGCGTAGGTCAGGCCGGTGGGCTCCGCTGGACAGGGTCTCGCCGACCGGAAGTGGATCTTTGCCCTGCACAAATGAAAATCCGATTCGAAAGGACGAGTGAGGAGCTATGAGCAAAGCAGTTTTATTCAGCATCCACCCGAAGTGGTGCGAGAAGATCGTCAACGGCAATAAGACGATTGAAGTGCGCAAGACGCGGCCAAAGCTGGACACGCCGTTTAAGTGCTATATCTATTGCACACGGTGCGGCGTTGTGCCGAGCGCTCAGAAAAAGCAGCACGGCAAGGTTATCGGGGAGTTTACCTGCGACCGAATCGACTGGATCACGCACATCGGGTACACGGGCATTCCGAATTTAGTGGAGACTCGCATTTGCGACGCCGCCACCATGCGCACATCGCCCGTCGGCGGGCTGCTCAATGCAGCCTGTTTGACGCCTAAAATGCTGAATGATTACCTCGCGTGGGGCGACGGTTACGGCTGGCACATCTCCGACCTGCGCATTTACGACGCACCGAAAAAGCTGGGGGAGTTTTGGCGAGACTGTCTGGAATACTCGGAGCTTAGCACAAACTGTTGGTCTTGCGAAAATGTTTGCGGAGATGGCGACGAAACGGACTGCAACACAGACGGGCGGCTATATCTTCACCGCCCGCCCCAAAGCTGGTGCTATGTGGAGGAGTTACCGTGAGCCTTTTGATGTTGATCGCAGCGATCAGGATGCTGCAAGACGGGACAAGCCCCGGAACAGAGTATTTAGTCGTGTGGGCGCTGTTTTCTATCGCTGACGCGGTATGGGTACGAGGAGGTGCGCGATGAATAGTATTCAGGCGAGCCAGATCATGGGCGGGAACGGGGCAAAGGCGCGCAAGGCATCCGACCTGTACCCGACGCCGCCGGAGGTGACGGTGGCGCTGATGCGCTTTCTCAAGCTGCCGGGAGAAACGGTCGTATGGGAGCCGGCCCGTGGGCAAGGAGACATGGTGCGAGCGCTGGCGAACTGCGGGATGGCTGTCTACGGCACGGATATCCGTGACGGGATAGACTTCCTGACCACTCGACAGCCGGGAAACGCGCCTGCGGCTGATTGGATTATCACGAATCCGCCGTTTTCGCTGGCGGACGAGTTTATCCGCCACGCGGCGGAGATCGGCAAGCCATTTGCGATGCTGCTCAAGGCACAGTATTGGCACGCGGCGAAGCGAGCACAGCTCTTCCGCGAGATCCCGCCGAGCTACGTGCTGCCGCTGACGTGGCGGCCGGACTTCCTCTTCAAGGCGCGAGACGGCAAAAAGGGCGCAAGCCCGCTCATGGACGTCATGTGGTGCGTGTGGCTGACGCCGCAGATGCAGGGCGTGCAGACAGTATTCAAGCCGCTGATGCGGCCGGAGAAGGAGAATTGAGCATGCAGATCGGAGAAACGTATAGCCGGGTGCCGACGAGCTGGGAGGGGTCGAACGGGATCGTCTCAGCGCTCGGCAAGAAAGGCGGGGTACACGGGAAGATCGTGTACATCAACGAGAACCATCGGTATTTTACGGCGGAGGCGAACGTCGGCGGCGCGGTCATCCGCGAGAGCTTCAAATTTTAAGGAGGGCACAGACATGTTGAGTTATAAGAACGAGAACGGAAACGTGAAGGAACTGGCGGCCGGAGGGACGATGGGAGACCTGCTCGCCGAATCGGCCTACCTGCTCACAGCGGTCTACAGTATGCTTGCGCGCAGAGACAAGGCAGCGGCAGAGATTTTCAAGGTGAGCATGATGATGGCCGTGGGAGACCCGAAATCGCCGGTATGGCAGGACCTGAAGCCGGACTGCCTCAGCATCGCACAGCGCGCCAAGCCGAAGGAGGACAAGAGCGATGACAAGTGACGAGGTTTTGACGGCGCTGCGATGCTGCGCAAGCGACAACTGCAACGGATGCCCGAGCCACAACAGAGGCCTGATCGGCACGAGCTGCATCGGCAGAACGATGCGGGAAGCGGCCGATTTGATCGAATTCCAGCAGCATGGCCTTGAGGCGCTGACGAAGATGGACGAGGGGCTGAAAAAGCGGGGCAATCACCATCAAGGAAAGACCGGCGGTGGGAAAATTCGGCGGCAGTGAGCTGTGCGCGACGGTTTACGTCGCGTTTCCGCAGAACGACGGAGGATATGTGACATGAAACGACTGACGAGCGAAGAGGTCAGAGTGGACGAGAGCGTGGACCGGTATCTCGGTCCGCTCGCCGACCTTGAAGGCATGAAGCCGAAGCTGCTGGACCTGATTCTGAACGGTCCGGTGCTGAATGGCGTATCGAAGGATGTACTGCGGCAGATCATTCGGCAGTTATACAGCGCGCTTGCCGCCTATGAGGACACGGGCATAACGGCGGAGGAAATCACGGCGACGGCCTCGCTCCCGATGTTCGTCAAGGTGGCCTCGGCGGCGTTGGGCACCACGCCCGACCACCTGCGCGAGCTGGTTGACGCCGACAAAGAAGGACGCACGGTGACGGTACCGTACTGCAAGAACTGCGAGTACGGGGAGGCTTACGACCGGATGGACAGCAAAAAGGGAATATATTGCCGCTGCCCGCGCTCGATCCTCCGTTACGGAAACGGCAGCATTTTCACGCCCGTGCGGGAAAATCTCGATTTTTTGCAGTTACGGCAAGCCGAAGGAGGGCTGACGGATGGTGCGGGTATTTTGTGACCGGTGCGGGCGGGTCATCACTGGGATGAGCGCGCACGAGCGTGTAAGCGTGACGGCGAGTGGCGCGGGCGGCGGGGAGATCGCGAAGCTCGACTTCTGCACATACTGCGCGGACTGGGCCATCAACACGCTGATGCGGCGGACGATGGTCGGCGCGGGCGAGAAAAAGGGCGCGAAGGCGGACAAGCCCGCGCCCATCGCGCCGCCGAAGAGCGAAAAGGACGGCCTTGCGTGGACAGCGGGACAGGACAAGCGGCCGGCCGCGGAAGCGCCGCCGCCAGAACCGCTCCCGACGCTGAGCGTCAAGGGCTACGGCGCGGCGGAGAAGCGGAAAATCTTCGACGCGCTGGTGCGCTACAAGGTGCGGACCGGCCCGGGGTGGACGGAGCGTGTGAGCAAGGCCTGCGGCGGGGACGTGAGCCGCGAGACGCTGCGCGCGATCGTCATGGACGGGCTGATGGTCGACATCCACGTGTGGCGCGTCATTGAGCGGGGGCTCAGCGACCTGGGCGCAATGGAGAAAAAGGCATGAAGGTGACGTTTATTTTGCAGGCCGACGTGCCGGAGAGCGCCGTTCAGGGTATCAAGGAGCGCGCGGCGATGGATCTTGAGCGCTACGGCGACGTGAAGGTCGCGAAGATCCTCGTCGAGAAGCCGCGCGAGCACGAGCAGTTACATCTTTAATCACGCCTGCGGGCGAAAAAGAAAGGAAACAGAACCATGAAACAGTACATCGGAACAAAACTTATCGAGGCAGTACCGGCTATCCGCAAGGGCGGCGAAGTTTACGAGAAGACCCAGCCCATCCCAAGAAGCATGGAGCCCGAGGAAGACGGCTATAAGGTCCGCTACCCTGACGGATACGAATCTTTCAGTCCAAAGCAGGTATTTGAAGAGGCGTATCGCCCGACTGACGGTATGAGCTTCGGTCTCGCCATCGAGGCGGCGAAGAAGGGCATGAAGATCGCCCGCGCAGGCTGGAACGGCAAGAACCAGCATGTCGAACTTGCTTGCTGCATCAGCTATTTGACGAAGGGAGGGTTCCACGTCAATGTGAATCACAACGCCATCGGAAACAATGCGCTGGCCTTTGTTGGTACGAGCGGCGTGCAGCTCGGCTGGCTCGCCTCTCAGGCGGATATGCTGGCCGACGACTGGATGATCGTGGAGGGCTGAGCGATGCAGAAGATCAACATTAAAAAGGTCACGAAGGAGCAGATGCTCAAAATGCTCGAGGAAGCGGCGGAAAAGCAGGAAGCGGCGGAAGCCGAGGCGGCGGCACATTTTAAGGACGGCGTAAAACTGGCCGAGGAAAATGAAAAGCTGCGTGGAGAGATCGGCACGCTGACGGAAAAGCTCGAGGAGAACGAAAAGGCGCTGGAAGAGGTCACCGCGAAGTATAAGAGCGCGGACCATTCGGCGGCGATGCTCCGCTCTCGCATCGACGAGGCGGAGAAGATGCGCGACCAGGCGCTCGAGGCCCACGGTGAGGACATGAAGGTCATCGAGAAGGCAAAGAACGAAAGCCGCGAGCTGGCAAAGCAACTCGGCGAGCGCATGGTGGAGCTCAAGGCCGCGGTAGAGAACGCGCGCAAGGCCGCGGTAGAGACAAACAGCATCAGGGCGCAGCTGAGCGAGGCGGAGACGAACGTGAAGCGCAAGGAAGAGCTGCTGTGCGCGGCGCTGAATGCGTTAAAAAAAGAGAAGGCCATCAAAGAGGACTATCACGAAAGCCTTAAGTGGTGCATGGCACATCCGTGGCGCAACGTGTGGCGCTGCATGAAAGAGTATTTCCGCTTCTGACGGACAAAGAGCGGGAGAGGAGGGGAGAGAGCGATGTTCCGATACAAAAAGAGCGTGCCGGTAAGCTATGAGAGGCAGGGGTACATCTATTTTTCATCGCTGCTGTATCGAGAAATGCCGGAGAAGGCGCAGCGGAAGATCCTCAACCTGTGTATGGAGTGCGGCGGCGGGGACTACTGCCGGGCACTTTTCGAATTCGTGACGACGGACGCGAACGCGACGTACATCTGCATGAAGCACAGCCTCTCCCGCTCGACGCTCGAGCGGATCGTGCGGAAGTATTACGAGGGTTTCCCGCGGAGACTGTGACAGGGCTTCGGCCCTGTGTGCGCTGCCGCCGAAAGGGCGCGACGGCGCACAGAAGGCCGAACACACATTAAATAGATTAACGATAACGCGCGCGTGCGCGTTATCGGGGTTCCTTGAGCGCTGAGTTTAGAACCATCTTCCCCAAATGGTGAAAATAGCGATGGAGGGTGAAAGTATGACAGAGGGCTACTGGGTCATCCGAACGTACACGGCGGGCGCCGTGGGCGAAAAAATCAAATACTGGGTGCCGGGTGAGAAGCCGACGCGATCGCAGCGAAAGCTCAAAAGCGACATCAAGCAGCAGCAGCGGAATGAAGCAAACGCGGAAAAGCATCTGGCACGGCTGATAAACGAAAATTTCAGCTGCGCAGATCACCTGATGCGCCTGAGCTATGCGGACGAAGCCTTTGCAAAGCTCGGCGGCGGGACGGAGGACCCTGAGACGATCTGGAAGAATGCGAACCACCAGCTCAAGCTATGGCTGAGAAGAACGAGGCGCGCCTGCAAAGCGGCAGGGGTGCCGTTCCGCTATGTGCCGGTGACGGCAGATTTGGACGGCAAGACGGGCGAGTACGTGCGCGTGCACCATCACATCGTCATCAACACGGAGGCGGCGGAGATCGCGCGCAGCAAGTGGATAGCGGGCGGGACGCACTGCGAGCACCTGTATGACGAGGTGGACTACCTGGGCCTTGCACACTACCTGCTCGTTCAGGTGCGCTACGTGTCGGATGAGAAAAAATACTGCCCGAGCCGTAACCTGACGCTGCCGCAGCCGAAAGATCGCGCGGCGCTGTCGGGCGCCGAGCTGAGCGTGCCGCGTGGCGGACAGCTGCTATACCGCGCCGGATGGGCGCCAGGCATGCCGCAGTACATACGCTACATTCTGCCAGAGGTGGGCAAGATCAGAAAAGAACGCTCATCGAGAGCGAAACGGGAATAACAAAACAGAAAACGCAACACGACGACGCGCGCGGGGGAGCCTGGGCGCGCTGCGTGCATGCTCTCGCGCGTGCGCGTGCGAGGAAAAGCCGCAAGCCCTGATTTGACAAGGGTTTGCGGCTCTTTTTTGCCCTCAAAAAGTTGACGGTTCGCGACCTGTTGCATTTGCTACACTTTTTTCAAACAAGGCAAGCGCGCCGAGAGGAGGGGTGCGGATGGCGCGGCAGAAGAAGTACACGGCGGCAACGCTGGGCAAGGCCTGCGAGCGCTATTTCGCAGCGATCACGCGGCGCGTGAAGGTCACGGAAATGGTGGACAGCGGCAAGCGAGACGACAAGGGCCATGTGATCCTCATCCCCGTGCCGGTGAAAAACACGCTGGGCGAAGAGGTCGAGGTGACGGAGTACATCATCCCGCCGAGCATGCACGAGCTGTGCGCCTTTCTTCGCATCGACCGGGCGACGTGGAGCCGGTACATGGGCGAGAGCGAGGAATTCGCGGCCGTCGGCGAGCGGGTGCGCGAGCGCATGAAGGCCTGGAACGAGCACGAGATGCTGACGCGGCCGGGCAAGGACCTGAAAGGAATCCTCTTCAACCTGACGAACAACTACGGCTACAGCGAGAAGAAAGAGGTCGAGCTCGGCGAGCGGGCGACAAAGACCGTGACGGCGGCGAGCATCCCGCTCGAGGAGCGGCAAGCGATGCTGCGCGAGCTGATGCAGGAGTTTGAGCACGATGGCGACGAAGACGCGGACCTATGAGCGAGAGCTTGAGGTGGCGCTGTGGTGGCGGGACTTCCGCGCGACGAACAACGCGCACTTCCTGCCGCTGCTGTTCGACCGGCACCGCTACCTCGTCCTGAAGGGCGGCGGCGGCAGCGGCAAGTCGATCTTCGCGGGGCGCAAGGTGCTCGAGCGCGTGACAAGCGAGCCGGGGCACCGCTGGCTGGTGTGCCGCAAGGTAGCGCGGACGCTGCGCGAGAGCTGCTTTGAGCAGCTGCGCGGGCAGATATCCGACTTCTACCCCGACAGCGGCGCGAAGGTCAACAAGAGTGACATGAGCATTTCGTTTGCGAACGGCAGCAAGATCCTGTTCGCGGGCCTCGACGACGTGGAGAAGCTCAAGTCGATCTACGACATCACGGGCATCTGGATCGAGGAAGCGAGCGAGCTGGAGCAGGGGGACTTCGACCAGCTGGACATCCGACTGCGCACAGACTTCCCCTATTACCTGCAAATGATCCTGACGTTCAATCCGATCAGCATCACACATTGGCTGAAAAAGCGGTTTTTTGACCGCAAGGACCCGCGCGCGACGGTGCACGAGAGCACGTATCTCGACAACCGCTTTCTGACGGCGGAGGCCATCACGACGCTTGAGGCCTTCAAAGAGACGGACGAGTACTACTACCAGGTCTATTGCCTCGGCCAGTGGGGCGTGACGGGCAAGACGGTGTTCGACGCGAAAAAGGTGAGCGAGCGGCTGCTCATCGTCGAGCGAGCGAAGAAGCCGAGGCGCGGCTACTTCGAAAACGTCGTCAAGGAAGACGGCGTACACCTCGAGCGCTGGGCGTGGGTGGACGATCCGGACGGCGCGGTGACGATCTACGAGGATGTCGTCCCCGGCCGGCCGTATGTCATCGGCGGCGACACGGCGGGCGACGGCAGCGATTATTTCGTCGGGCAGGTGCTCGACAACATCACGGGCAAGCAGGTCTGCACGCTGCGCCACCAGTACGACGAGGACACGTATGCGCGGCAGATGTACTGCCTCGGCAAGTACTACAACGACGCGCTGCTCGCCATCGAGACGAACTTCTCGACGTACCCGACGAAGCTGCTTGACCTGATGGGCTACCGCAACCTGTACGTGCGCGAGGTGGAGGACGACTTCACAGGCAAGATCAAGCACGCCTTCGGCTTCCAGACGAACCGGCTGACGAGACCGGTGATCCTGTCTGAGCTCATCCGCATTCTGCGCGAGAGCATGAGCACGGTGAACGACCGCGACACGCTGCTCGAGATGCTGACATTCGTGCGGCGGGAGAAAGACTTGCAGGGCGAGGCCGAGCCGGGCGCGCACGACGACTGCGTGATGGCGCTGGCGATCGCGCACTATGCGCGGCCCCAGCAGACGATGGAAATTAAGACCGCCGGCAGCACGAAGAAAACGCGCTGGACGGCGGACATGTGGGAGGACTACAACAGCGCGAGCGAGACCGAGCGGGCAGAAATGCTGGCGCTCTGGGGCGAGCCGCGATGAGAGGGAGAAAAGACATGGAAGAAAAAGAAAAGACAAGAGCGATCAGCGAGGAGCTGCGCGAGTGGCAGGCGAGGCTCAATGAGAGCGACGCCAAGTGGTCGAAAGAAGTCGAAAAAATGAACGAGCGCGAGGCGGTCTACAACGGGGACCGCACGATGCAGCCGCTCGTCCCCGGCGACACGCACCGCGACGGCACGCTGAAAAAGACAAGCCACGTGCGCAACATCACGTTCGAGAACATCGAAAGCCAGGTATCAAGCAGCATCCCGCAGCCGAAGGTGACGCCGCGGCGCAAGAAGGACGAGCACCTGGCCGACGTGATCGAGCACTTTCTGCGCAACGAGCTCGACCGGCTCCCGTTTGAGGCGCTGAACGATCTGGCCGAGCGCACGGTGCCCATTCAGGGCGGCGTGGGCTTTTTGGTCGAGTGGGACAACACGAAGCGCACGAGCACGACCGTCGGCGAGGTGAACGTGACGCTCATCCACCCGCAGCAGTTCGCGCCGCAGCCGAACGTCTACACGGGCATTGCCGACATGGATTATTTCATCGTCAAGGTGCCGACGACGAAGGGCTACGTCGAGCGCCGCTACGGCGTGCTGCTTGAAAACGAGGGTGAGAGCGAGCCGGATGTCCGCGGAGGCGACGGATCCACGAGCAACCGAAACCTGACGCTTTACATCGGCTACAAGCTCAACGAGCGCGGCGGCATCGACCGCTACACGTGGGTGAACGACACGGAGCTTGAAAACCTCAAGGACTATCAGGCACGCAGGCAGCCGGTGTGCAAGAGCTGCGGCAAGGTAAAGCCGCTGCCGGGGCAGGAGGTAAACGGCGCGGCCTACTCAGGCGGTGCGTGCCCGTGGTGCGGCGGCAAGGACTGGGAGAGCAAGACGCAGGACTTCGAAGAGCTCTATGCGCCGGTACAGCGCAGCGACGGCACGTTTATCGGCGGGATGCAGGAGACGGCGGACGAAAACGGCCTGCCGGTACAGGCGCCGGTGCGCATCCCATATTACCGGCCGGACCGCTACCCAATCATCTTGCAGCGCAGCGTGAGCGTCTTCGGCCAGCTGCTCGGAAACAGCGATGTTGACATGATCCGCGACCAGCAGAACACGAGCAACCGCATTGAGCAGAAGATCATCGACCGACTGATGAAGGCAGGCACGCGCATCACGCTCCCCGACCGGATGGATCTGCGCACCGATCCCGAGGACGGCGAGCGCTGGTACATCGGAAAGCCGAGCGACAAAAGCCTCATCGACGTCTACGATTTTTCGGGCAATTTGCAGTACGAGCTCACGTATCTCGCGCAGGTGTACGAAGAGGCGCGGCAGATCATCGGCATCACGGACAGCTTTCAGGGAAGGCAGGACACGACCGCAACGAGCGGCAAGGCGAAGGAGTTTTCCGCTGCGCAGGCGGCGGGACGCCTCGAGAGCAAGCGCGTGATGAAAAACGCCGCCTACGCCGAGCTCTTTGAAACGATGTTCAAATTCTGGCTGGCGTACTCGGATGAGCCGCGGCCGGTGACGTATAAGGACAGCACGGGCGAGACGATGTACGAGGAGTTCAACCGCTATGACTTCCTCGAAGAAGGCGAAGACGGCGAGCTGCACTGGAACGACCAGTTCCTTTTCTCGTGCGACACGAGCGCGCCGCTGGCGAGCAACCGCGAGGCGATGTGGCAGGAGACGCGGCAGAACCTTGAGGGCAGGGCCTTCGGCGACCCGACAGACCTCGAAACGCTCATTTTGTTCTGGGCAAAGATGGAGGAGCTGCACTATCCCGGCGCGGCGCAGACGAAAAAGCACCTGGAAGAAAAGGCGCAGCGGCAAGAAGAAATGGCCGCGCAGGCGGCGGCGCAGCAGGCGGCCATGCAGGGCGATATGCCGGGCGGCGGCGCAGCGGTGCCGGATGAGCTGGCCGCGGCGATCGACGCGCAGGCACAGCAGGACGCCATGAACGCCGCGAGCGGGCAGGCGGAAAGGCTTTACATGCCGCAGTAAGAAAGGCTAAAGGCGCGAAAGAAGGCGCGCAGAGCATACAGTCTCCCCGCAGGGGGGCGCCGCATCCGTAAGGCAGCAGAGCCACCAACGGCTGCGCAGCGCAGGGCAACAGCGGGAAAATGCCGAATCCGAAGGAAAGGAGGACGCGGGCATGAGCGATAAGAGCGGTTACGTCGGCAGAATCAAGAACGGCGGCACGCAGGTCGTGAAAGCGCCGAACCAGCAGACCGACGCGAAGAAGGGCGTTATTCATACCGGCTCCGATTTGAGAACCGGCAAGAAGTAAGGCAAGCGGAAGCGCTTTACATGATTACCCCCGCAAGGGGGCACCGCACGCGCAAGGCGGCGGCTATTCGCAGGGCGATAGCGGGAACATGCCAGAGAGGAAGAGAACATGGGATTCACGGAAAAAGACGTCTTTGAAGCGATGGGCCTGACGGTGCCGCCTGACGAGGCAGGCACGCAGCAGGAGCCCACAGGCGCAAACGAGCCGGGTGCCGCTGCCCCGGCCGCAGAAGAGACCAACAGCGCGCCGGAGGGCGGCGATACCGGCACGACGGGCGGCGAGGGCGCAGAGGGTGCCGCAACCGCTCCCGAGGGTCAGGACGGCGCGGAAGGCGCAGAAGACAACAACGATGCGGAGGGCGCGAAGAAGGAGCAGACCCCCGACGAGCGCAGAGCTCATGCGGCGGCGCGGCGCAGAGCCGAGCAGCAGGCCGCGGTGGACGCGGCGCTCAAGGCGCAGAGCGAGAAGATGGCCGCGGAGTGGAAGGCCTTTTTCGAAAGTGCGGGGCTCAAGAACACGATCACGGGTGAGCCCATCGCGACGAAGGAGCAGTTTGACGAATGGTCGAAGTCCTTCAAGCAGCAGAAGCTCGAAAGCGACCTCAAGGCCGGGAAGCTGACGCAGGAATCTCTCAATGAGGCGATCAGCGAGAATCCTGTCGTCAAGCGGGCAGCCGAGATCGTGGCGGCGCATGAGCGCGAGCAGGCCGCGGCGGAGCAGGAGAAGATGCAGCGCGCCATCGACGAGCAGATCAAGAAGATCCATGCGCTCGAGCCCGAGGTGAACGGCGTGGAGGATCTTTTGAAGCTGCCCGAGAGCGAGGAATTCTACGCGCGCGTGAAGAGCGGCATGTCGTTTTACGATGCCTACCTCATTTCGACGCATGAGCGGCGCGAGAAGGCGCTGGCCGAGGCGGCGAGAGCGCAGGCCTTGACGGGTCAGAGGGGCAAGGACCACCTGACCGGCGCGGCGGCATCCCGCGGCGCGGGCGGCAAGGTCGTGACGAGCGAGGAGCTGGCGAGCTTCCGCATCTTCAATCCCACGGCGACGGACGAGGAGATCCGCACGTGGATCGAGAAGAACAGAAATTAACAAGACAAGGAGGAACGCAATGTTTATTCCCATCAAATCGACGGACGGGGCAATGACCCCGTTTGAGTACATCGAAGCGGCGGCAGGCACGTATCAGGTCGGTCAGCTGCTGAACGTGACGGACGGCAAGCTGGCGGCGATCTCTGCCGACCAGGCGACCACGCCGCCCTATGTGTGCATGCAGAGCGGCACGGTGGCCGCGGGCGAACTGCTCGCGGTGACGCGCGTGCAGGGCAAGTACACCTTTGAGACCGAGCTCGCGGCAGCCGCAGCGGCCGTGAAGGTCGGCACCAAGATCCAGGTGGCGAGCGGCGGTCTCAAGGCAAAGTACGTCACGGGCGCATCGGATGCGGCGGCGCCCGGCACGTTCGAGGTCGTGAGCCTTGAGGGCACGGCAGCGGGCAGCATGATCCGCGGCCGCTTTGTCTAAGGAAAACGGAAGAGAGGAGAGAAAGTAAGCAATGAAAATCATTTTTTCGGAATCGAGCAACCTGAACAACAGCGTTTACGGCAACTGCCAGGCGCCGATCAAGATGTTCCTTGAAAAGCGCGGCGAGGAATTTGAGCAGAACAGCGTGCTCAAGAACCTGTTCCTGATGGGTTCTTCCAAGAACTATGGCGACGTGATGACCACGCTGACGGCCATGAGCGGCTTTGAGCCCGTGGGCGAGAACGGCGCTTATCCGCTGGACGGCATGCAGGAGGGCTACCAGAAGTTCCTCAAGTACCAGACGTGGAAGGATTCTTTCAGCGTGTCCAAGGAGATGATCGAGGACGGAAAGCTGCTCGACATGCGCAAGCAGCCTGCGGCCTTTATGACCTCTTACAAGCGCACGCGCGAGCTCTTCGGCGCGGCGCTGTACGGCGCGGCCATGATGGGCAACGGCAGCGTGACCTTTAAGGGCGTCAAGTTCGACCTGACGGGCGCGGACGGCAGCAACCTGTTCGCCAAGGAGCACGTGCCCAAGGTGAGCGGCGACAAGCAGTGCAACTGCTTCAAGGATGCGTTCAGCGTGGACACGCTGGGCAAGCTCGAGACCAAGATGCACCTGTTCCGCGGCGACAACGACGAGATCCTTGACGTGGCTCCCGACACGATCCTCATCCCCGAGAACGCCGACCTCAAGAAGGCGGTATTCGCGGCCATCGGCGCGGACAAGGACCCCGTGAGCGCGAACAACGCCTTCAACTATCAGTACGGCCGCTGGAACGTCATCGTGTGGCCGTACCTGAACCACTACATCACAAACGGCGTTTCCCCGTGGGTGCTGCTGGACAGCAAGTACAACGAGACCTACGGCGGCGCGGTGTGGAATGACCGCATCCAGCTTGAGGCGCGCTCGACCATCGACGAGAACACCGACGCGAACGTCTGGCGCGGCCGCAGCCGCTTCAACGCGTGCTTCAACGACTGGCGCTTTGCCGCCATCGGCGGTATCGCGGCGGGCAACTCGCTCTAAGGCAATAACCCCAAGGCGGGCGTGGGACAAGACCCGCGCCCGCCTTTATCCATCATTGAGAGAGGAGAGAAGAACATGACGCCGAGAAAAGCGATGCAGCGCGCCGACACGGCGAAGCCGAATGCCTTTCCCGAAGAGGAAAAATTCGAATGGCTCAAGGCGCTCGAGGGCAGGATCGCGGCGGACGTGCTGCTGGCGACGCCGGAAGAGCTCGAGCAGATCATGGCGACCGGCTATCCGGACGGCATGGACGAAGAACTGCTGGTGAAAGCCCCGCACGATGAGCTGTACGTGCTGTACCTCAAGGCGAAGATCGATGCGGAGAACGGCGAGTACAGCCGGTATGCCGATTCGAGCCAGCTCTATAACGAGGCCTACGGCAACTTTGCCCGCTACTGGGGCAGGACGCATGAACCGGCGCAGGGCTACGAGAGGGGGTACGAGATCGTATGAGAGAGATCGAAGTGCGCGAGCTGCCGTATCTGCCGCTGGGCCATCAGGGAGAGAACGAGGCGCAGAGGATCGTCTGGCGCGGCCTTGCGGACAGCTGGGCGCGGCTGTACGGCGAGGGCGTCTTCACGCTGACGGTGCTGCGCGAGGGCGACAGCGCACCGTATCCCGCGAGCCTTAAGAGCGAGAACGGTGACGTGATCTGGACGCTGAGCAACGCCGACACTGCAAAGGCGGGCGAGGGCATGGCCGAGCTCACCTACATCGTGGGCGGCGTGATCGCCAAGAGCAGGACGTGGCGCACGGTGGTCAAACCGTCGCTGAGCGCAAACGGCACGACCGAGCCGCCCGCAGCCTATCAAAGCTGGGTTGATGAGGTCTTGCAGGCGGCGGCGGATGCGGAGACGGCGGTTTCCAAGATGCCATACGTCGACGAGACCACGGGCAACTGGTTCAAGTGGGACGCCACGGCGGGCGCTTTTGCCGACACGGGCGTTGCCGCGACCGGACCGATCGGCCCCAAGGGGGAGACCGGCAGCGGCTTCAAGGTGCTGGGCTATTACGGCACGAAGGCTGCGCTCGACGCCGCGCAGAAAGCGACCGCAGCGGCAGGCGATGCCTACGGCGTGGGCACGGCAGAGCCCTATGACATCTACATTTTCGACGGTATTACCGGCGAGTTCATCAACAACGGCCCCTTGCAGGGCGCAGACGGTGCCGCAGGTAAGGACGGCGTGACGTTCACGCCGAGTATGAGCGACGACGGCGACTTGTCGTGGACGAACGACGGCGGCAAGGCGAATCCGCAGACCGTGAACCTCAAGGGCCCGAAGGGCGACACAGGCGGCGGTCTTGGCGCATATCAGTTTTCCGTCAACGACGATGGCGACCTGATCCTGACCTACGAGGGAGACCAACCGCCGCAGTACGCCATTAGCAATGACGGCGACCTGATCCTGACCACGGCGGACGGGGACACGATCAATCTCGGGCGCGTCAAGGGCGGAAAGGGTGACCAAGGTCCGCAAGGCCCGCAGGGTAAAGAAGGCCCGCAAGGTATTCCTGGCCCGAGAGGAGAAAAGGGAGACACCGGTGTGCAAGGAATACAGGGCAAAGAAGGTCCGCAAGGCGTTCCCGGCCCGCGAGGGGAGAAGGGAGATCCCGGCATTGACGTAACCGGCGCACAGGTCGGGCAAATCGCTAAAATCACAGCGGTGGACACCGAGGGCAAGCCAACAAAGTGGGAACCAGTGGATATGCCGACGGGCGGCGAATTGAGCTGGCACTTAGTAGCCGATTTAACAGTAGCCGAAGCGGTTACCGATGTGGTAATCACTAAGGACGCAGAAGGAAATACCATTCTGCAATATAAACCCATTGCGGTTGGTATATGGGTTTACATACCGGCTGATGATACGCAAAGCAGTACTAACGGTGGCCTCTGGTTTTGGCTAAATGGGCAGAACAGCGCACCGTATAGATCAATTGTAGCCTTCAATAACTGGAAGACCAAAGAATGGCGTCGCGGCGTTTTTACATTCGGAACTGAGAAAGCTGCATTCACGGCATTCTCCGGAAGCTCCCCAGATATGATGCCGCTATGGCCTAATGAGTATGGCAGCATGTTCGACAAAATTACGTTGCATGTGCATCCAACCGGCGATCATATCCCGGCCGGATCAAAGATACGCGTGCTGGTTTTGGGCAAAAAACCAACTTAAAGGGAGTGAACACATGGCATTAAAAACAGTATACAAGGACGGCCTGCTCGTCGTGTTGAATGGGCGGACGCTGATGATGGAGGAGACGGCATGAGAATTTGTGAAAACGGCATCTACCGCGACATGACCGCTGAAGAGATCGCGGAGCTGGAAAAGCTGGCGGCAGAAGCGCCCACGCCCGAACCATCGCCAGAAGACCGCATTGCGGCGCTTGAGAAAGACAACGCTGAGCTACGCGACGCGCTGGATGCGCTGTTAAGCGGGGTGACGGCATGAGTGAGCTGAGAGATCGCGTCGTCGCTTATAACAAGGAGGTCAAGGATGCACTACAGGCAGTTTACTCCGACCTTAATCAAGGGCAGAGAAAGAAACTGCTGCGTAACCCTGCCATCCGTGCAATGTTTGAGCGGTATGGCGTAGAGATTGGAGGGAACTAAATGCCACAAATCAATCTTGGCAAAGTGCGGATGACCGATGCAGATTATGCGGTCAACGATCCGAACCATCTTGGGTACATTGCTAACCGACCTTGTTTCTTTACGGGGAAATTCATCGAAGAAACTTTGATGGATGCGGTGTCTGTGGAAATTGGTGCCGGAAAAAACTACAGCGGAAAACCGATGAAAGCCGGAGAAAAATACCGGTTGACCATTAAAGGCACTACTGTGGAACTCACTGCATTTACGGAGACAGTAGATGGTGTCACTGCTACGATAATTGGCGACAGTTATGTGGATTTCGCAGCCTCTGAATCTGGCGCCGGATCATTTGTGCCGAAACATGGGTATCTGCTCGGTGTACTGTCTGAAGGCGGCGAATCGCATCTTGGCCTGATCCCCACCGACGGCACCGGGGAAATGCTAAAAGAAGCCTTTGGGCTGACAGCGGAGGAACTGGCGGCAAAGAATGTCTCCGTGACGCTGACCCACCTTACCCCGGAGACGGTGAAACTGGATAAACGCCTACTGCCAGATGATATTGGCGCATCTTCTATCAAAATCATTGATACTGGAAGCGACTCGTTTGACCCAAGTGGAATTGATTTCACACAATACTCCCCTGGGGATATCATTCTGGTTGTTGGGAATATGTGAGGTGATCGTATGATTACAAGAGGGTCTTTAATGGTGGATGGGGTCTCCGTTGGACAGCCATTTGGCTATAAAGACAATAACGGCAATCCCCGCAAGGCCCAAAGTATTGTGACTATCGCAGAGGACAAGACAGCGAAGTCAGCAATGCTTGTTGCCGCAATTACAGATAAACCAATTGCTTACGCATTTGACAAGGCTATTATAACAGCGGGAGATAAACAAGTGACCGGCACTGTGACGCCGGTGCTGGCTACGGTGCATCTGTCGGTGGTTTCCGGCGAACTGACGGCGGATGCACTGTTGGGCGGAGAGATTGGACAGGCACAATCAGACGATACGGGGGCATGGGGCTGTGACGTGCATTTAGACGAAAATCGCACAGTGTACGCATGGTTCACGCCGGAGCTGTCATACAGCGACGCAACGAGCGCTCATGTGTCCATTAACAAGGAACCTGTTAAGCCAGATCCGGGTCCAGACCCAAAACCTGATCCCGACCCAAAACCTGATCCAGACCCAGATACACCGAAGGCGTACACAATTTCTTCTGAGTTTGAGGCTACTCCGTCTGAGAATGACAACACCACGGATTTCACATTTAATGCAACTGTTTCTGGCCCTGCGGATTTGACAAACATCGAGTTGTATGTGTGGGATATGAACACGGCGGAATATACCTTAATGCCATCCTCTGTATCGCCCTTTAATGATAAATACAACTTAGAGTCAACTTGGGGCCAAATTGAACCACCATATGAAAAATTTAAGATTCAAGCCGGTACGGATGATGCCAACGGTGAACTGACTGTCACTGTCGACCAGTACGATGCCAAATGTCTGTCCGGTGATACTTTAATTACCCTTGCGGATAGGACAGAGCGGCGGTTGGACGAGTTGACCGGCTCCGAATTGGTGCTTGGCGGCGATATGTGTCCCGCTCGCATCCTGCGACTGGCGAGAGGGATGTGGTCACCAAGCCACACGCTGTATCATTTTGATGACGAGACCACCATCGACGAGACGCATGAGCACCGTTTTTACAATGTCGATCAGGGCTTTTGGCAAAAGCTCAAAAAATGGCACATTGGAGATCATGCCAAGCGACTGGACGGCGGCACACCGGTGCTGGTGTCCGTGGAACCGGTGGCAGAGCGAGCAGAGATGTTTGGTATCTGGGTGGAGCGCGGCTCCTATTGGGCGAACGGTCTGCTATCCGGTGATGCATCCGCAAACCGTCCCTTGCTGGCTGATGCCACCGTCGAACAGGCAATCGATATGGCCGAGTCTCTGACGGAAAAAAACCTGATGGAGATTTTAGGAGGTGGTCTGCTGTGAAAAAACTGATGTTAGTGAGCGATGAAAGCATTTTGGGCGGATGTGCCCGCAGCGGTGTCGCGGAGGTGGTGGACAGTCTGGGCAACGCCTTGACTGAGGACTATGCCGTGTCCGTTGTATGCCCGGACGGGAACGGTGTATGGGCGCAGATGGCCGCAAATCTAAGGCAGTTTTCCGATGGCGTGCGGGTTTGCCGTCTGTTCGGTGTGGACTACTATCTTTTACGTCACTGGCCAGATGGACTGGGCACGGTGGCAGAAGCAGTTGCACCGGACGTGCTCCACAATTTCGCCGCACCGGAACTGTTAACGGCATTGCCGAAGCGTCCTCCTCGGTGTGTGTACACCATCGATCAGGCGGACTTTGTGCGAGGGCGCGAGGACGCGCTCAGAAATTACGATGCAGTGACAACGGTATCCAAGGCGTATGCCAAAGAGCTGCTGGAGGGTGATGATAAGCTGGCGCAGACGCTTATGAGTATCAACTTCCGTGGCATTACCAATGGGATTCTGGCCTCCGTCTTTGCGCCAGAAAAAGGGCTTATGATTCCGGCAAAATACAGCGCCGAGGACTTTACTGGCAAGGCCATTTGCAAGGAGCGGCTATGCCGTACCTATGGAATTCCATCTGACAAGTGCATCTATCTGATGATGTGCCGTTTGGTACGGGACAAGGGTGTTGATGGCGTGTTGGACGCGGTGCATACCATCCGAGACAGCGGCGGGCTTTTACTGCTTGTCGGCAAAGGTGAAAAGCAGTATGAGGAACAACTTGCGAAGCTGACGCGCGAGGATGGCGTACTATGGGTGGATCGCTGGCCGTCTGCGGTGCAGGCGGTGCCGCTGCTGGCCGGGGCGGATTATTACCTGTCTCCATCCATTGCAGAGCCGTGCGGATTGATGCCGATGACTGCTTGTCGCTATGGTTGTATTCCAATCACAACGCTCAACGGTGGCTTGGCGGACAACATGGACGAGAAGATTGCCGTGCTGGTGCGCGATAGCGTGGCGGGAGCGGTGTCGGAGGCTGCGGCTTTGTATGCAAATCCAGATGCACTTGTAGCCAAGCGAGCGGCGTGTATGGAGAGAGATTTTAGCTGGGCAACGCGCAAGGCGGAATATTTGGAGGTGTACCGTGGAGCGGTATAGAGACATGATCGAGGTTGCACTGAAGCGCTGGTGCGAAAATGCACCGGAGCATCTGCGCAAACCGTTGGAGCTGGCCTTACTGAGCGGGGGACACCGCATCCGTCCTATCCTTACTTTGGCTTGGTGCGAGGCATCTGGAGGACGCGCGGAGGATGCCATGCCTATGGCAGTGGCCGTGGAGCTGGTACATACCATGTCCCTGATCCACGACGATCTCCCCTGCATGGACGGGGCGGTGGAGCGTAGGGGATTACCTGCGCTGCATACCGCCCACGGCGAGGCTGTCGCTGTACTTACCGGAGACATCCTGCTGTCGGCGGCGTTTGGTGTAATCGCCGGGTCCGATCTTCCACCGGAGCAAAAATCTCGTGCAGTCGCCTATTTGTCCAGCGCTGCGGCAGCTATGGCAGAGGCGCAGGCATGGGAGGCTATCGGATATTCAGCAGATTTGGATGCATTGCTCCATATCCATGCGGGCAAAGCCGGGGCACTCATGGACGCGGCCTGCGTTCTTGGTGCTATGGCAGCCGGTGCCTCCGGCAATCAGGAGAATGCAGCAGCGAGGTATGGCATGGGGCTTGGCGTGGCCTATCAGATTATGGATGATCTGCGGGACGGCGATGGAGTCTGCACCCTGCTGGAAGCGTGCGCCGCACGTGACTTGGCACGGGCGTATCTGGCAGACTGCACGGTGTCCGGTGACGATCATGCCCAGAGGATGCTCCGGAGCATTACGGAGGAGGTGGCAGCATTGTGAGGCATCTCGCCATCATTGCAGACGGAAACCGACGTTGGGCTGCGGCACAAGGACTGCCAAAAGAGGCAGGGCACGCGCAGGGGTTGAATGTTATCGAGCGCTGCTGTGAGTGGGCTATCTCGCGCGGCGTGAAGATGTTGACATTTTACTGTTTTTCCACTGAAAACTGGGGACGCGAGAGCGGCGAAGTAGATCACATCATGGATCTTGCTCGATGGTATTTTCGGGAGCGCCGTGAATGGTTTGTAACCCGTGGTATCCGCGTGCGTTTTGCGGGTCGGCGGGATCGTCTGGCGAAAGATCTCGTAGAGGACATGGAGACGATGGAAGAGGAAACCAAGCAAGGTGACGCCCTGACCCTGACGATCTGCGCAGATTACGGCGGGAGAGACGCCATCACCCGCGCTGTACAGCACGGGGCGAGAACAGAGCGAGAATTAGATGTGGCGCTGACAGGCGAAGTCCCGACACCAGACGCCATCCTCCGAACGGGTGGAGAAATGCGGCTCTCTAACTTCCTGTTGTGGCAGGCCGCCTATGCGGAATTATTCTTCTCGAGAACCTTTTTCCCAGCACTGGAAGATGCGGAGCTGGATGAGGTGCTGAATGAGTATGGGGAGAGAAAACGAAATTATGGGACATGACAGGATAACGGAGGGGGAACATGGACAACGGTAAGCATTATGACGATGCGGCAATCGCGCTGATCGAATCTCGGTGCAAAAGCAACACTCACCGAATCAACGAACTGACCGAGCATCAGGTGGCGCTTGATAGGCTCGTGACCTCGGTCGAGGTCTTGGCTACCAAGCAGGAAACCGTGGAGGGCGACGTGAAGGAGATCAAGGAGGACGTGAAGACCATGACAGGCAAGGCGGGGAAACGATGGGACAGCATCGTGGACAAGCTGCTTGCGGCGCTGGTAGGTGCGTTCATAGCGTGGCTGATCACGGGAGGCGTGGCGTGATGGATGATTTTGCTGAGGTGGCAGTTGCCATCATTGTGGTCGCTGCTTCGCTACTTGGCGCGGCTGTGGCCATTAAGGGCATCCGCGAACTATGGATGTGGTGCATGGCATGAAGAAGCTGAAAGAGCACTGGGGCAGAATGAAAAAGCGGGACAGGTACATATCCATCGCTATTTTCAGCCTGACGTGGTACACCGTCGCATCGCTCACCATGACGGCGCTCGGCGTGCCGCCGCCCGACGTGCTGACGGAACGCTGGTTCAAGGCATGGACGACGGAGCTTGTCGTTGTGGCGGGCATCAAGATTTTCAGAAAGGATGACACACTATGAATAACGAATTATTGAACAAGAGATTTGCGAACCTTTTGAGCGTAAAGTCGCTCGTGACGATTGCGCTGACGGCGACCTTCTGCGCGCTGACAGTACAGTCGAAAGTGACGCAGGAATTCAACACCGTGTACCTCATGGTCATCGCATTTTATTTCGGCACGCAGAACGCGGCGGGCAGCGCGAAGGGAGAGTGAGCGGTGTGAATATCCGCAAATATCCCGCAAACGCGGGGAACGTCGGCGGCACGCGCGCGGCGAGCGGCATCCGCTACATCGTCATCCACTACACGGGCAACGACGGCGACACGGCGATGAACAACGCCAAGTATTACGCGGGCAACGCCGTGAAGACCAGCGCGCACTACTTCGTCGATGCAAATGAGATCGTGCAGAGCGTGGACGATCTGCGCGTTGCGTGGGCGGTCGGCGGGAAGAAGTACCCGTCCTGTCCGCAGACGGGCGGCGGGACGCTGCACGGCCGCTGCCTGAACGCAAACAGCATCAGCATTGAAATCTGCGACACGAAGAAGGACGGCGTTTACGCGCCGGACGCGCGTGCCGTGGAGCGGGCGCTTGCGCTGACGAAAGCTCTGATGAAGAAGTACAACATCCCCGCGAGCAACGTCATCCGCCACTTCGACGTGACGGGCAAGCTGTGCCCCGCGTACTGGTCCGGCAAGGAGAACGCGGGCAAGTGGGAAAAGGAATTCCACGGCAAGCTGACGGCGCCCGATTACCGCGCGCAGCTTCAGAAGCGCGCGGGGTTGACGGACGGCACGATGGATTACCTCTCGGCGTATCAGTACGGCGACGACCTCGTCCGGAAGCTCGCGACGATGAAGTAAAGCACGGGGCGGGAGGGCGCGAACGCTCTCCCGCCCGGGAAGAAAGGAGGGAAGGAGGGAATGCCTTCCAACTGGCTATACATCGACACGAATTTCCCGTCGTTCACGCAGAAAGAGAGCGACGGTGAGAAGATCGAGACGATGCAGGATTATCTCTTCATGCTCGTTGAGCAGCTGCGCTACACGCTGAGGAACCTCGACCTGAAGAACATGAACAAGGCGGCGATGAACGGCTTTTTGCAGAATATTCGCGAACCGATCTATGCCAAGATCGAGGACACGAACAAGAACGTGAATGAGCTGAGCATCACGGCGCAAGGGCTGAGCGAGCGCATCAGCAGCGCCGAGGGGAACATCACGCAGCTGGGCGCGACGGCAGACGGGCTCGCGGCCGAGATCCGCAACGCCAAGGGAGATATTACATCACTCGGCGCACGGGCGGACGGCCTTGCGGCAGAGATCAAAAACGCCAAGGGCGACATTACCCAACTCGGCGCGAGAGCAGACGGGCTCGCCGCGCGCATCGGCGACGCCGAGGGGAACATCACGCAGCTGCAAGCGACGGCGACGGGGTTGCAGGCGAGCATTTCGAACCTGAACGGCAGCGTGACAAACCTGACGGCGGACGTGAACGGCATCCGCGCGACGGTGAGCACCAAGATCGACGCGACGCAAGCGCAGAGCATCTTCGACCAGAGCGCGACCGGCTTCACACTGGGCGCGACGAGTGGCGAGAACGGCACGATCTTCAAGCTCAATTACAACGGCGCGCAGATCGCGAGCACAGGAACGGTCGACCTGCACGTCAAGTCGGTCAACATCGATGGCACGCTGACGGCGGGCGCGCTGCGCGGCGGGAGCGTGAGCCTGCTGGCCGGAAATACCCCTGTCGGCAGCCTTGATCTGGCCCACACGGGCACGGGGCAGGTCGGCGTCGGTCTGACGGCGACCTATGGTGGCATGAAGATGCACGCAGCGGGAAATATCTTTCTTGAATCCGAGCTGGGGCCGTTTGCATTGATCGGAAAAGACGATGCCAGCGACTACCCTGTCGTCTCGCTCGGCGGCGGCTATCTGGTGCTGAGCGGCAACTACATGTTCGGCGCTTCGCCGCCGAGCCGCGCGCCGTATGGCACGGTGTTTTTCATCGAGGAGTAAGGCATGGCGAGCTTTTATTGTACGCTGTCACCGGTCGACGGAGACGGGACACAGCTCAGCGTCTACGCACGGTTTACTGGCGGCGCGTCGGATTACACGTATAAGCGCTCAATCGACATCCGCATCACGGGCGTCGGGACGTTCTCGTTCGATTCGAGCGAGGTCGGCGGTGGGACGAGCACCTTTGTCGGCACGATAACAGGGCTATCGCCGGGGACGACATACGAATGGATATGCAACATGTACTACTGGGGCGGATCGTGGATCGTCTCAGATTACAGCGATTCCGGCACGGCAACGACGTACAGCGGCGGCGGCAGCGGAGGCAGCGCGAAGGCGGTCATCAACGTCGGGACGTATTATAACCCAAACTGGGAGAGATACCGCGCGATCGTCAACATTGGGACGTATTACAACACAAATTGGCTATCGGTTCGACCGGTCAACAATTACGGGAGCTATTCGCAACCCAATTGGAGGTAAAGAGCATGAATGAAAAGATCAAGCAGGAAGCGGCGCACGCGATGCGCCTGATCGGCATTTTGAACGTCAACGGCGATGCCGTCGATGTGGTGGCAGCGGTGCGACAGTCGCTTCGCAATATCGCGATGATCTGCGACGCGGCGGAGGAGCCGACGCAGGGCGACACGCAGGACAAGCAGGCGGCGGAGCCGGAAAAGGCCGGTGAGGCCAAATGAAGCTGCCGGAGGTCCCGTATGCCGACGGCATCGGCAAGCGCGGGCAGCTGCAATTCTACGGCCTTGACCACAATCTGGGTGCCGGAGACGGCGGGCTGTGGGACATGCAAAACCTGACGAGCAACTACTATCCCGTGCTTTCGACGCGTGCAAAGCGCAAAATTTACAAGAATCTTGTCAGTCTGGGCGGACTTTTCGCGTGGGATGCGCTCGCGTGGGTGGAGGGCACGGCCTTCTACTACGGCGGCGCGAAAAAAGGCGATGTGACGGCGGGCGAGAAGCGCTTCGCCGCCATCGGGGCCTATATCATCATCCTGCCGGACAAGAAGTACTACAACACGGTATCGGGCGAGTTCGGCAGCCTTGAGAGCACGTGGAGCGGCGCCAGCTTAACGTTTACGAACGGCAAGCTCTATGAAGAGGCCGCGGAGGCGAGCACCATTCAGGCAAGCGGCGTCGCATGGAGCAACTACTTCAAGGCGGGCGACGCGGTGACGATTGCGGGCTGCACAAAGCACACAGAGAACAACAAAACGCCGGTGATCCGCGAGATCGACGGCGACAAGATGTATTTCTATGAAAACGTCTTCAAGCTGGACGGTGACAACGGCACGACAGAGTACACGGAGACGGGAAACTTGACGGTTCGGCGCACGGTGCCGGACTTAGAATACCTGTGTGAGAACGAAAACCGGCTGTGGGGCTGCGACGGCCGGACGATCTACGCAAGCAAGCTCGGCGATCCCTTCAACTGGAACGTGTTCGAGGGCCTTGAGACCGACAGCTACGCCGTGGACACGGGCAGCGCGGGCGACTTTACGGGGTGCGTGAGTTTCCTCGGCTATCCGGTGTTCTTTAAGGAGGACCACATCTACAAGGTGTACGGTAGCATTCCGTCCAACTTTGAGGTGATGGGCTCGGCCACGCTGGGCGTTGCCAAGGGCTGCGGCGGGAGCCTCGCCATCGCGGGCGAGCGGCTGCTGTACCTCTCGTCCTCGGGCGTGATGATCTACTCGGGCGGCATCCCGCAGAGCCTGCACGACGCCTTCGGGCAGACGCGGCTCAAGAACGGGCGCGCGGGGAGCGATGGCCTCAAGTACTACCTGAGCGCGCAGGACGAGAATGGGGAGTGGAAGCTCTACGTCTACGACACGCGCAAGGGCATGTGGCACATCGAGGACAAGACGCACGCGACGCACTTCTGCCGCTATCAGGGGAACACCTATTTCCTGACGGCGGAGGGCAAGATCGCGCTGACGGGCAACATCCTCGACGCGCCGGAGGGCTGCACGGACGAGGAAGACTTCACGTGGTTCGCCGAGACGGGCGACTTCACGGAAAAGGGCTCGAGCCAAAGTACGAGCTACGACGGCGTGAAGAAGAGCATCGCCAAGCTGTGGGTGCGCATCGAGGTCGCGGCGGGGGCCGAAGCAAAGGTGCTGATGCAGTTCGATTCCGACGGGAAGTGGGTGCAGGCCGGGCAAACGCTGAAACCGGAGCGAAAGCGCAGCTATTACCTGCCCATCGTGCCGCGGCGCGCAGACCATTACCGCATCCGCATCGAGGGCAAGGGCGAGTGCCGCGTGTATTCGATGAACCGCGAGTATTACGCGGGCAGCGAGCTCAAGAGCACGCGCGGACCACAGTAAAAATTCAAGCAGAGAGGAGAAGAAAATGGCGTATACATACGATGACTTTCAAAAGGCGGCGAGCGGCAGCAATGTGAATTTTTCGCAGTACGATCTCGACCTTGCGAAAAAGTACCCTGAGTTCGGCATGAGCGTGCTCGACCTCAAGAAGCAGTACGCGGGCGCGACGACGGCGGAGCAGCGCGCGCTCATCAACGCCAAGGCAAACCAGCTGCGCAGCAGCTACGGCAATTACACTGCCGGCGCGGATGGCAGCCAGTACGTGAGCGACGGCAAGTACGCGCCGAAGATCGACGAGACGCTCGACATGATCGGCTCGTTCAAGCCGTTTACATACGGCAGCGCGCCGAGCTACGAAAACCGCTTCCAGCAGAAGCAGCAGGAGCTTTTGGACGCGGCGCTCAAGCGAGATCCGTTCTCGTGGAGCAAGGAGACGGATCCGCAGTACGGCAGCTACAAAAAGACGTATCTGCGCGAGGGCGAGCGGGCGACGGCGGACGCACTGGCGAAAGCAAGCGCCGCGAGCGGCGGCCGGCCGAGCTCTTACGCTGTGAACGCGGCGACGCAGGCGGGCGACTACTACGCGACGAAGCTCTCCGACGTGATCCCGACGCTCTATCAGCAGGCATACGAGCGGTATCTCAAGGACTACCAGATGAAGCTGAGCGACCTGAACGCGGTGAACCAGCAGGAGCAGCTGGACTACGCAAAGTATCTCGACCAGCTGGGGCAGTTCAACACGGACCGCAACTTCGACTACAACAACTACCTCGGCGAGTATAACCGCTTGCAGGACTACCTCGGCAATTTGCAGGGGCAGGACAATACGGAGTACAACCGCTATCTCGGTGTGCTGGATGCGATCAAGGAAAAGCAGCAGCAGGACCAGGAGCTCAGCCGGTCGCAGGTCGACGCGATGCTGCAAGCAGGCGCGTCGCCGAGCGCGGGGCTCATCGGCAAGAGTGGGTACGAGAGCGAGTACGTCAAGGCGCTCGAGAACTACTACAAGCAGCAGGCGGCGCAGGCTGCTGCGAAGACGAGCGGCAGAAGCGGCGGGACCACGAGGCGGTCCGGCGGGACGAGCGGCGGAAATACGACCGGCGGCAACGAAAGCGGGCTCGACTATCAGGGCCTTTTCGAGGCGGCGAAAAAGAGCGGCAATCCCAAGAGCTGGCTCGCGCAGAAGGCAAACTATCAGAAATTCGGCTTCACCTCGTCGAGCGGGCTGTATTCGGACTATGAGACGTGGCTGGAAAACGGCGGCGTGTCGAACAGCCGTAAGACGATGGCACAGGGGCCGTTCATTGCGCTGCTGTCTGGCTTCAACACGTCGCTCAAGAACGGCGAGGGCGAGCGAATCCTTTCGACGCTCGACAAGACCTGGCCGATGATGACGAGCGAGCAGAAAGCAGAAATGCAGAAATTGCTCAAGCAGTATGGTTATTCCTACGAGGAGGGCTAAATGGGACGACTTGTTAAGACAACGCCTGCGGCACAGGAGCAGCAGGAAGAAAAGCGCACGGTGGTCGGCACCGGCGCGCACGGTCGGCTTGTAAAAACAGGGGATGTGCAGCGCACATCCCCTGCGGCGAATACGGCGAAGACGCCGACAGCGCAGAGCGTTTATCAAAAAGCACTGGACGAAGCGATGATGAAACGCGCAGCGGCGGATCAGAAAAACAAAGAGCGCGGCCACAAGAGCTACAATCGCACACACGCGCAGGAGGTGCGCGAGATCACCGGTGACAAGACAAAAAAGAGCATTACGCCGATCATCAAGAGCGCGGCGGCGGGCTATGCGGCGGACATGGTCGGCGCGGCGGACACGCTGCTGCGTGCGCCGAGCGGCCTGAACTACGCAGCGAGCCAGGAACGCGGAGAGATCGAAGCCTCAAAAAAGAACATCGCCGCCTATACCGAAAAGCTCAAGGCGGCGAAGACCGAGGAGGAGCGCCAGCAGTGGCAAACGCTTATCGACCGCAACAAGCGCCTCATCGAGATCAACAGCAAAGCTGCGGGCGAGCAGGTGAAAAACTATCAGGACGCGACGAAGGGCGCACAGGAGACGCTGCAAGGCACCTATCAGAAGTTGCGCAAGACCGCATCCGACAACATGGAAAAGGCAAACGAAGGGCTCACGCCGGTCGGCAAGTACCTCAATAACGTCGGTGTGGCAGGCGCACAGATGGCCGCAGACGCGGCACTCGGCGGCGGCAGCGCGCTCGGCCCGATGTTCCTGCGCGTATTCGGCGGAAACTCACAGGAGGCGGCGGAAGCGGCGGACAAGCCCGGCATGAGCGCGGCGGAACAGCTGGACGCACAGAACCGGGCGCTGCTGTACGGAACGGCGAGCGGCGCGGTGAGTATTGCGACGGAAAAGATCAGCAACGTCGCAGCGCCGTTCAAGAAAGCGTTCGGCGGCGGCTTCCTCGACAAGGCAATCGACGGCGCGATCGCCAAGATGAACGGGAACGCGACGGGGCGGCTCGCCCTGTCATTCCTGTCCGAGGGCGGCGAGGAGGTCATCGAGGACCTTGTGCAGCCTGCCTTGCAGACGATCTACAACGGGAAGCGTGCCGGACAGAATTACAGCGAACTTGACGCGGCGGAGATCCTGAACGACTTCCTTGTCGGCGGCGCACTCGGCCTGCTGGGCAGCGGCGTAGAGGGCATTCAGCGAAGAAGCGCACAAATCGAGACTGAGCGCGCCGCGGCGGAGACGAAGGAGGCCACGCCGTCGGCGGAAGCGATGACGCCGGAAGAGACCGCACCGACAGCACAGCAGCCGGTGCAGCAGCAGAACACCATGCCCGCACAGCCTGCGGTGACGCCTGAGAGCGTGCAGGGCACGGGTGGGGGTAATTTGACGCCCACACAGCCGAACGCCGCACAGGGCGCAGCAGAGGGCAAAGCGGATGCCTTAGACGCGGGTAAGCGCGTCAATCTTCTTGAGTACAGCAACGAGCAGAACGCGCAGAAGGTCAAAGACGGACTGAAAGACGGCACGCTGGCCGTGGACGCGAAAGAGAATATCTATCGCGTGAATGAGGATCAGCACATCGACCGGCGCGACAGCGCGAGCGTGGGCGAGCGGAGCGTGAACGCCTTCCAGTTCGACCACCCCGAGCTGCACAGCTATTACGCGGACGCGGCGGCGGTCCTACAGGAGGAGATGAGCTTTGCCCAAAAGGGTGGCGAGCTCATCCGCCGGACGAGCCGCGAGGCGGGCGACGACGAATACATCCGCACCAAGCGCGGCGTGAGCGAGCGCATCGCACGGCTGCTGGATGACGAGGGCGTGCGCTATGACGACATCGACCGCTCGCTGAGTGCGATCATCCACAACCACGGGCAGGAAAACTTCGCGGCGGCGAAGCGCGTGGAGCTGCTGCTGGACGACATGCTGACAAACGGCTATACGGATATCCACGGGCAGCACATTGCGCCGAACGAAGAATACATTGCAGCAAAGAAGGCCATCCCCGGCGCGGACATGAGCGAGCGGACGCACGAAGAGCTCCCGATCTACGATATGCCGGAGGGGCAGAACGGAGGAATTGACAATGCAGGACAAGAAGCACGGAACGATGCCGCGGGGGCTGAGCTTGCCGACGCTGGAGAAAGAGGCACACCAGACGAGGCCAACGCAGCGCGTGCACTATCTGATGGAGCTGCCGAACGGGGAGAGCGCCGGGGTAACGGAAGAGAATCTGAGCGCATTCCTCGAGAAGTACGGAACGTCGGCGGAGAAGACGGAAACGCGCTGACGGTACAACAGCGGCTTGCGGCATCCGGTATCTCACAATTCATCAGCCCGCGGGAGGCCAACGTGCCGAACGGCGCAAGCGGCGATAACACCGTCACCATCTTTGACGAGGCGGACTGGGACCAGGAGCTTATCGGCGCGGCGGACTGGGCAAAGTCCAAGGGCGTGAAAAAGGTGACAGCGCTGCTGGGCGTCATCAAGGTTGAAAAGGACGGGAAAACCGGCAGAATTTTCGGCGCGTTCAACGCCGACACGGGCGAAATTTTCGTCAATGCCGGTTCAGTGCAGCGCAGCGTGAGCGAGACGATCGAACATGAAACAGCGCATTATCTGGCCGAAGTGGCGAGGCGCGAGAATGTCAGGACGTTTATGCGCGACGTTCAGAGCCGGTATAGCAGCGAAGAGTGGGGCAAGGTGTACGACGCTTACTTCGAGCGCTACGCAGCGCTGACCGACAACTACGCGGGAATGAGCGAGAGCGATATCGAGCTCTATGTGTGGGAAGAGATCATGGGCGATGCCTATGCCGAGATCGACCAGTATGACGAAAAGGCGAGCCGATTCAACCGAGAGGCCGAAAGCGCGCTTTCGCAGAGTGGGCAGGAAAGCGAAAGCACCTTACAGAGAGAACGCGCGACGAGCGCGGCGGAGCAGGGCCGCGAGACCGCGGCGGCGACGGAACGCAGGAGAGGGCCTCCTGAGCGCTTTGAGTACATCGGCGGCGAAGTCGACAGCAAGACCGTACACGACGGCATCCAGGCCGTGGCCGAGATGGAGCCGGTCGCCGAAGTCAGCGGCGAGGAATTCAAAAAGGGTGAAAAGGACCTTATCACGCAGGTCACGGAGTTTTTTGACGGGCTGGGCAACGAGGTCTACAATCCGCAGCTCGGCGACGTAATGCTGACGCGCCGCGGTGCAAAGAGCGACATCGCCCACGGAATCGGCAGAAAAAAAGCCGCTGCTTTCGCAGCGGTTCCGAATATCTTAAAAAACGGTCGCGTGATCGACTATCAAGTGGACTGGAAAGGGCGCAATTATGACACGGCGGTCGTCGCCGCGCCGATCACCATTGCAGGTGAGCCGTATATGGCGGGCGTGGTGCTGACGCGCACGGACAGCGAGAACCGCTTCTACGTGCACGAGGTCTTAACGGAAAAAGGAACAGCGCCGTTCAAGACCGGAGAATCGCCCGCAAGGGGCGTCGATACCGGCGGCGATGTTCCTTCTGTGTTCAGTTTACTGGACCAGGTGCGCAATGTCAAGAGAAATGCGGCAGAAACCGTCGACAGCGGCGAAGAAAACAAGGCATCGGCGCCACTCCGCAATGTCGGCATTGAAACTGCCGAGCCGGTGGCACGCGCCGATGGCCTTGCAGAAGAGGCTCCAACCACCGCTCTAAGCAACAAAGCCCTCGGCGATATACACAAGGCCTCTTCGGATGATAATGTATCAGGAGGCGGCGAGAATGTCAAGCCGGAGGGGCGTTTCTCGGCAGGTGACGATGCGGCTTTGCAGCGCAGGCGCGACAGGGCGGATGCCGAGCTCGACAGAACGGTCGACAAAAACGATCTGGCCGCACAGAACGACACGGCGGAACAGCTGAACCGGAGCCGCAGGGACATCGCCGACGCAGAGCTTGCGGACGCGGAGATTGCCGGGCAGGAGCGGTCCTATGAAAAGATGGAGCAGGACGGTAAGCGCGGGGACTACGCGTCGATCCCTGCGGAGTGGAAAACGAAGCTCGAGCGCGCACGGACGGCGGCAACGAACAACATCAAGCCATCCGGCTTCGACAGCTACGATGCCTATCTCGATGCGCTGGACAAGCAGCGCGCGGCGGATCGGGCCGAGCGGCTGCGCGTCAAGAGCCGGGACGAATTCAAGGGCACAAAAGCGCTCGACGAGCTGGGCGTGAAGATAGCGAACAGCGCAGGCATTTACCACAACGCAGAACAGCTTATCGCCAATGACAAGGCGGCAAAGAGCATCCAGAACGCAACGAAGCGCGCCGAGCAGCGCTTGGGCGCGACGCGGCAGGAAAAGACCATCGCGCGAGACATTGCAAACGGCGAGCGCTCGATGGCAGATATCCCTCGCAGCGTGAAAAAGTCGCGCGTGCTTGAGCTCGTGGACTATTACACGGCACAAAAGGCGACGAAGACGGGGCTTTTGCAGCAGCAGCGCATCGAGATCAATGACGCGCTGCGCGAGCAGGCGCGCGAGCTCATCGGAACAGAAGCGCCGGAGATCAACCGAAAGGGTCTGAACAAGCTCTTCGACCCGAGTAAAGGCCTTGTGCTTTACCATCGCACGCCGCAGCGCATTATGCGCGCTCTTTTTGGCTGGAAGCAGGGCCAGCAGATCAACGAGGCTGTTTTCGAGCCGGTCTACGAGAACGAGCAGGAGCGCAAGCGCTTCATCAACCGCATGTTTGACGAGGTTCGAACCTTTGAAGGCGCGGACGGCAAGAAAAGCGCACTGAACAAGGACGAGAGCGCCTTTGCGCAGAGATTGAAAGAGGGGCGAACCGTCGAGGAGCTGGTTGAAAAGTCCGGCGCGGCGGAAAGCATCAGAGCGGCGGCGGAAAACCTGAAAAATGGCGCAGAGATGAAAGACGCCGCACGGGAATTCAGCCTCGACAAAGGTTCGCGTGATCTGGCGCGGCAGTATGCCGACTGGCTGCAAACGCAGGATGACTACGCGGCGGCAAAGAACGTCGACCGCGTGAAGGTTGAGAACGCGATCGAGAAATACACCGAACTCTATGACAAGCTCTACGCCGCGATCAACGACTTCCTTGTAGCGCACGGATACGAGCCCATCGGCTTTATCAAGGGCTACGCGCCGCATTTCCAAGCAAAGGAAACGAACGACAAGCTCGAAAACGCGCTCAAGGCGATCGGCGTCGACCTCGGCTCTGGCGTAGGCAAGCTGCCGACGAGCATCGCAGGTCTGACGAAATCCTTCAAGCCGAACAAGCGGTACAATCCGTTTTTCCAGCACCGCAGAGGCGATGAGACGGACTACGATATCGTCAAGGGCTTCGAGACATACGTGGACTATGCGAGCGACGTGCTGTATCACACGGACGACATCATGCGCGTCCGTCAGATGGCAAACTACCTGAGGTCGACATTCGCACCGGAAGAGATGAAGGCGGACATCGACCAAATGGAGGCCATGCGCTACGCTCCGGCGGATGTGAAGGAAGAATACTTGCGCGATAAAAAGAAGATCACGGGTGATACCTTCCTGAGCTATGAGGACCTGACAAACCTGATGGAACAGTATACGGACGAGAAGTACCGCAGCATCGCCGATGCGACGGAATTCAGCGATCTTGTTTCGTGGCTGGATGATTACGCAAACAAGCTGGCGGGCAAGCAACTCTTCGAGGACCGCGCAATGGAGCGCGAGGTCGGGCGCGAAGCGCTGAACGGCGCGAAGAAGCTCAACCGCATGTTCGCCCGCGCGAACGTGGCGGGGAACCTCTCGTCGGCACTGAATCAGACGGCGCAGCTGCCGATGATCGCAACCGAACTCGGACAGAAGTACACATGGCGCGCTGTGGGCGATATCCTGAACGGGAAGACGACCGGCATGAGCGCATTCCGCGGCGAGAGCGACTTCCTGACGGAAAAGAGCGGCATTGACTACATCCAGAGCACCAAGGGCGAAAAAGCGCTGGAAAAACTATTTAGTCCACTGGAAAAGGTCGATACCCTCGTCAGCACGATCGCCGTGCGCGGCAAGTACCGTATGGAGCTGGACGCGGGCAAGAGCCCGAAGGAGGCGATGAAAGCGGCGGACCGCTGGGCGCGTGATATCATGGGTACACGCTCAAAAGGCTCAGTGCCGCTGACGTTCCAGTCGAAAAACCTTATCGCACAAATGCTGAACATGTTCCAGGTCGAGGCGGCGAACACATTCGAGCACGTCACGCAGGACCGGCTCGGCCCCGGCTTCAAGGAAATGGCCGCGAAAATCGGCAAGGATAAGGCCAAAAAAAAGCTCGCAAGCGACGCCATTGCCTATATGCTGCTCGCATTCCTGCTCAACCGGTTGGACGAGGATGCCTACGGCGGAACGCCTGCGCCGTTCGATGTCCTCGGCATGGGGCTGAACGCCGTCGCGTCCGGCAACGGATTGACTTCGAGCGACATGCTCAAGATGATCACCGACGATGTGACCGAAAACATCTTCGGCGAGCGCCTTTTCGACACCGATCCAAACGACATGAACGACGAGTTTGACGGCTGGTCGGCGGCGGAAGATACGCTATACAACATCAGCAACGATGTACCGTATGTGCGCAACGTGGCGGGCCTGATGGGATGGGGCGACCAGACGTTGCCGATGCCCGACATCGTTGGCGCAGCGGGGAAGACGAAAGACGCACTCAAGAACGCAGATAGTGCGGGCAAATTTTGGGCAGAGGTCGCGAAGCAGCTCGTGGGCCTCGCGGGCGACACGCTTCCGGGCGGCCGCCAAGCCGAAAAGATGCTGCAAGGCGGCGATGCTGTGATTCGCGGCGGGTCGTATCAGGGCTTTGGCGACAGCAAGAGGCTGCAATATCCGGTGAATTCACCGCTGGAAGATCCGTTTGAAGCTCTGCGCGCGGCGCTTTTCGGGAAGAATGCGCTGAACGAATCGCGCGTGTATTGGGCGGAAGGCGGCAAGGCGCTGAGCACTTCGCAGACAGCGCTCTATCAGGAGCTCGTCGACAGCGGCATGAGCCGCAAGAAAGCATACGAGACCATCAGAGACTTCAACGACGCGACAGCCGATCTGGAAGCCGACAAGGACGAGAACGGCAATCCCGTCAGCGGAAGCAAGAAAGAAAAGGTCGTCGAGGCGATCAATAAGCTGCCGCTGAGCCAGAAGCAGAAGGACAAGCTCTATCTCAGCAAGAATTACAGCGAGAAAGACCTTGGCGAGATGCCGTGGAATTAAGAGAAAGACGAGGCCGAAAGGCCTCGTCTTTCTTTTTA